AATATCTGAAACAGGACTCACGGACTCTTGACGCTTCGGTGTCAAGAGTCCTTTCAGGTCCACTCCTGTTTCCTTCAGCCACGAATCGTACATGGCGTTCTTGTCTGCGTTGCCCTTGCCTGTGGCGAACTTCTTCACCTCGGTGGGCGGGATGATCGTGACGGGAATGCTCAACTGATACAGTTTGTATTTGAGAATGCCTGTGTTCTCTGCAATGTGAAACACCTTGCCGCTGGCAGAGTAGGCGTATCCTTCAAGTGCCACATGAGCGCAACCCATCACGATGTCCATTGCCCAGTCTGCAATGGTTTCATAGCGGTGCTGATCGTTGTCCCAATCGCTCAACCGCTCACCGAATATATTGAGAGTGCGAATCTCGCTCTGCCGCTTGTTGTCCGTCAGGAAGTAGAACGAGCAACCGCTGTACGAGAATTTCCCCGTAGAGTTTGCGCGGAACAAGCACACGGCTGGACCACAGAGAGAATAATCAATTCCTGCTATCACCATATCCATATTTAGGTCGCCTACATAATGGTAGAAAGGAGGAATCCATTCATGATTCCATCAAATGCACAGACGGAGAATTACAATGAGACAGTCCTGATCCCCGTTCTTCAGGACAAGGTGACCGCGCTGATGAACCAGACCATTCTGCTTGAAGCCAAGTTGCAGATTGCCGAGAAGCAGAAGGCTGCAATTGAAAAGAGACTGTCTGAAGTTTCTACTTCTTTGACAGCACTGCAAGCAGCACAGGTTCTACAGCCCAACGAGTCTGGCGAGCAGAACGCCGACTAAAAAACTGCAAGCCGACAACAGGACTCTTTGTGTGCGGGTCAATTGCATGGGGTATCCTCCATTGCTCCGATGATCCAATCGCGGAAGAGATCAAGCCTGGTAGCGGAGTTCTCGTATAGATGTCCCCTCGCAATACCCAACGAGGAGATGATCCCTACGAGAACTCCGCTATTGTCGTAAATTGCCCCGCCTGAATCACCGAACCAAACGGTGCCGTCAAGGGGCAGTATTTTGAATACGGTGGGTTCCTCTACAAGCGTTCCGTAGTTCCACAGCACGCCAGGATTGCTCTTGCGGCGTATTCCACCACCGTAGCCTATTGCGGTCAGATCGTCCCCACGCGCCAACTGGTAGCCTTTCTGTGGCAGCGTGGCGGGTGTGGCAGGGCATGGCGTGTCCAAGCGCAGCATGGCTAGATCCACGAAAATGACCTCTCCAATTTTGTACTGTGGATGCACCGTAACAGAGTGGATCTTGAAGAATTCCCCACCAGAGATGAACCAGTAGGGCGTTATCCCTTCGGTGCAGTGCGCGGCGGTGAGAACATGGGAAGCCCCCACAAGCACACCGCTGCCGTATACTGTGCCGTCTTCCCGTGCCAGCGCACCCACGGCGGTGTGTTCGCATTCAGAAATACGAGAGAAGCCCCGCATGAAGACTGGCTCCACGGGGGCTTCTACGAGTTCAATCTCCCCGCTCTTCGGCGGGGGTGCGCTCTTCGGCGCAGTAGTGGCGGCGATGTCCCATGCACAGGCTTGCAGCAAGACGAGTGCAAACGCCAGAAGAAGAGAATGGACTGCACCTCTCTTCATGTAAATATCTAGTGGACTTGGCGGAATAAAAATGTCTGGATTTGTAAAAAGAAACAACCCCGATTGCTCGGGGTTGTCGGACGGGAGATGCTATCTCCTGTGGGGTTACTTTATGTAGTCAGGTCAACCACTTCGCACTTGTCGCCCGAACACGCAAAGGTCTGCGTTCCCTTTGTGGTGTCGGACTTCTCGTACTGTGTCAGTTCACTCCAATCAATGGACTTCGGCAGTTTCGCAAGAGCGGCTTCGTACTGCTCCGCTGTGCAGTCCTGATACGGAGCCTGCTGATAGGTGTGATCGGAGTGGGGCAGGAACGAGATTCCGCTGATCTCGTCAAAGTGCGCGTACACCCACGCACCAACCTCCATCCACTCATGCTCCCGCACCGTCACAGTGATGCTTGGCTTGTGTTCGCACCAGTGACGCTGATAGGTGAGCCACAACTCCAAGTGCTGAATGGCGGTCATGTCGTTGCGAGTCACCGATCCCACAGCCTTCTGCGGGAACGAGAACACCATCGTGTGATCGGGACGCATCACACACGGCTCCGCAGGGAATCCCTTGTCAATCATAAACTGACACATGGGATCTTTGCGGTCGGCACGAACAGTGCGGATGTAGTACTCGTTGTGACGAGCATGGATGCCGCTTGCCGCATCCGTCAACTGCGACACCGTGCCGCTTGGCTTCACGCAAGTAATAGCCGCTGCGGGGTTGATGCCGATCCGCTTCGCCCACTCCTTGTTTATGGCTACTGCGTCAGCCTTTAGCAGTTCAAGCAGAGCATTCAGATTGTCGCCCTGTGTCCGCATGAAGTGGTTGTCAAGAATGCCTGTGAGTGACACACCAAGCAGACACTCCTCTTCACAGTTCTTGCGCCAGTCGCTGCTGAGATACGGGAAATATGTGAGTGAGGCTTGCCAAGTACCAAGGATGGCAGCAAGGCGCACCTTGCGCTTCAGCGTATCAGGAGTGTCCTCAGCGCGAACAATCACTTCGCTCAGGTTGCAGAACTCCTTGTCGCGGAGAATGATCTCCGAACAGGGATTGGTGCCGAATTCGTAGGTGGCATCACGGCGATCTCCAAGTTTTTCCACGGTCTTCTGTGCGGCTTGACGATTGAAGATGCCGCGCTCACCGCTTTTGGACTTGTAGAGCGAAAGCCACTCCTCCATGAAAGTGCCGATCTCTGGCTTCTCCTTGAAGGCTACGGAATTGTTCGCTAACGCTCTTTGGGGGTTGTCCAACCACCACTGCCCAACCTTCGCATCACGCATCCTCTCGTCCGTGAGATTGGATAGCGAGATAAGAGCCGATCTACGGACACCTCCGACAACGACAATCTCTGCAATCTTACAGATAATGTCGTGACATTCAATGGAGGTGAGTTTTCTGCCAGCACTCTTCTTAAAAGTGCTGACGGTAAATCGGAAGAGGTCTTCAAGCGGCTGAGGTCCACTTGCGCGTCCACCGAAAGTCTTGAGGCGCGCACCAGCAGGACGAATGTGAGACAAGTCCCATCGGGGGATCTGACCTCCAATAAGTAGGGATACCAGTTCTCGGTAGGCTTTTGCCCAACCTTCCTTGGAGTCCTTGACCACAATGAGAGTATCGCTGTTAGTAAACTCTTCAGCGATTGTAGGAAGTTTCTCCACATACTGCCTCTCCACGCTGAAGCCTACGCCAGTTCCGCACATGAGAACATACAGGATCTCATCAAATGCGCGAACCTTGTTGACCGCGACATAGGAGCAGTTGTAGCCTGCTGTGTTGTCCCGCTTGAGTGCTTCCCCTGCGGTCATCAGCGACCGCATGGACGGCATGACTTCAAGATTCAGGACGGCTTCACGGAGTTCTTCGCGGACTGCCTTATTTATCTTGATGCCCTTCTCTGTGAAATGCTCATCAAAGAAGCGGAAGTAACGGTCAACCGTTTCTTCCCAAGACTCACGGCGTTTCTCGGATTCAATCCAACGGCTGTAGCGGGAAATGTGGATGAAATCCTGGTAGAGGGTAGGCAATCGCTTCATGTTTTTACTCCTTGGTTATTGGGTAGAGTATGTAGAGTGCATCATAACAACAAGGGGGGCTTTTGCCCCCCTAAAGTATTCGGATGAGTATTTGGTTTACGCCTCTTGCGGTTCCCAATCCACACCCGATACAACCGCTAAAATTTCAGATTGGGTGTACGGTCCTTCCGCTTCGGATATTGCAGAAACGGACGGAGGAGTAGTGATTCCTGTCCACTTCACGATGGCTTTACTTCCGTCCAAAGAAAACCTCACGCCTTCCCGTGTGCATAGGGTTTGAGAGTAGTCCACCGAGTCCACTGCTGTTGCAGGAATCACGGCGTAATGTACTGGTTCGTTATGAATGACCATAGCGTTTCTTTGAGCGTTCGTAGTTTAGATTCATTTCCGTTTCGGACAGCACGCGATTGTACACCTTTACTGCACCAATCGCGCCGTTCCAATATTGTATTGCCGCGACGGATCGTCTTCCAAACGCCAATCTATTGTTGCTTGTCAGTCCAGTATTGGCGATACCATTCAATGAAAAGTTTGACGCAGAGATGCCGTTTGGCTTGAAGATTTTTCCTGTTACATATGTCGGACCGTCTACTTGAAATGTCACAAAAAGATTCACCCATTGTTCGGTAGAAGCAGTCAAGCCAGTAAACGAAAAGGTGCTACTGAGTGTTCCGTTGTTTAGGTTGATACGAGGAACCCAATTTCCCGATCCGTCAGGAAAAGAGATCACAGCAAAACCTCGGTTTGCTGCATTGACGGCAGATGTGTTGTTTGAAACGATTGTGCCTAAGGAGTATGTGTCCAGTTTCACCCATGCATCCACCGTAAGAGCGGTTACCGTGTAAAACTCCGCTAGTGTTTTGCCAGCAAACAAGTAATCGGTTGATCCGTCCAAGTCAATGTATCCTGGCTCGGCAGTAGAACCACTCACAACCGAAAGATATCCGCCAGGAGTAGAGTACTGCACCGAACGATTAGCGAGATCGTTTGCGGTGTTTCCCGACCAACCGTAGTCGTTGGAGAAATCAATATGGGCAATGAGATCATTTGTTATCCGCGCCGAACTAGAAAGTGTTCCTGATTTGCCGCTTGGAAGAATCATACTACGAGGTTTCCTGACAGGTTCACGGTGTTGGCGGTGTACTCAATGATTGACGCTGATGCGTGCTGTCCGATGAGTCGGTACTGATTGCCGTAACTGTTCATCGTGAGTCCGCTTGCTGCGGTAAATCCAACCTGTCCAGTCCCCAACTGAATGGCAGTGCAGTTGAATCCAGTGGGAAGACCAGTGGGAATAGTGACGGTCACTGCTGATCCGCTGTTGAATGTCACGATCTTTCCGTTGTCGCTCGTTAGGAAGGTGTATGTTGTGCCTGTCTGTGCGTTGATTGCACTAGAAGTTATTCTGTAACCAGTATCAGATGAAACAGTTCCGCTAAAGGTTACACCACCAGCAGCACTGATCCCCAAACTAGCGAAAACATAATTAGTAGACAGATCAGAAAATCCATTAAGGCTATTGGAGTTTCCGTACAAAGTGGAATCCGTTGCCGAATACGAAATGAAATTTCCAGAATCAATTCCATTTGGATCACCTATCTCTATTGTTCCAAATGGATTTGACAAATGAAGAGTGGCGACCGCATCTCTCAAAAATATGTAAGTACTATTGTTGTTGTAACTGTAATCACCAATTGAAACTCTGGCATTGGATGTGTCTTCAATAGACACTTGCCCGTCCGACACAATGGATGAAACATTCAGGGTGTTTGCAGAGTTTATAGTAACATTAGAGTTAAATGTTATGCCACCAGAAGCACTAATCCCCGCAGTGAATCTTGTGGGTGCGCTGAAGGTTCCTCCTGCTGCACTGATGCCTGCATTGAACGACCCCAATCCAGAGAATGCTGTGGTGTTTGCAAATCTTGCCACACCGACATGATCGCTTGTTGATTCAAATGTAACACCTCCGACCACATCAAGAACGCCCCCCACATCAACCCGTCCACCGAGAGTTGCCCCGCCGCTCACTGTGAGTGTGTTTGGAATTCTTATAGGAGAAGTTCCGCTACCGAGAGTGATTCCAGCAGTACCACTATTGATCGTGATCGCTGCTATAGAATTTCCTATCTGAATAATACTGGTACCAAATGAAGCATTGGTTCCAATGTTGATGTTCTTTGTCTCACCAAAAAGAGAACCCGTGCCTATGTTGAGAGTTACCCCTTGTCCTCCTCCGATGTTTATGGTTGAGTTGTTCGCGCCACCCATACTAACGGTGGTGGCTGTAGAATTGAATATTGTCGCGGTGGTTGCTGTGGTGGTAATATCACCACCGTTCACTGCTATGTCGCCAGAGAATGTGGCGGTCGCTCCTGAAAGAGTTCCGCTGAGGGTTACTCCTCCTGCTGCGCTGATGCCCGCTAAAGCATTAACGAGTCCAGACTCAAGAATAACATTGTATCCTGTTCTACCAGTGGAATATCCTCCAACGGAATTGAATGGTACTAGTGGCATTATTCAGTAATTTCCTCTGTGTTTATGGCATTTACTTGAAGTCTTGTTGCCATCATTTGGTAAATGTTATCTTTTTGTTGATTGTTTGTCTGATATTTGTATTCGGTTACACCTGTTGAATTTTTGTAATGTTCTATTGCAAGCATAACCTTTGAAAAAACTTCATGTGCATTGATATTTTCATTGTTTACAATATCGTGATTTACATTTTCGGTTTGTTTAAGTCCTACACAGGTTTTTCCACTTGAATCGTGAAAAAACAACACACTATATTCTACTTGATTTACGGTAAACTGATATACAATCCAAAAATGTTGAAAACTATTTGATGGATTGCCGTTTTCTACAAAAATGTTGTTTTCTAAAATGTATGAAGTATTATACATCATCCTACTCTTTCCGTTTCAGTTACATAAATTAATGATCCAAATTTTGATACTGTTTGTGTAACAGAAATTGAAATGTAATCACCATCATATGACAAATTATACACTGGAATATTTAACCCATTGAATGAGAATATTTCAGACCAATTCAAAGTGGTAGAATTGGATAAACTTACCATGAAAGTTGAAAAATTGTTATAAGGATTTGCAGCCGATGTTTCTGTATTGCTAATCGTTATTTTAAATGATCCGCTTACATTTTCAAAAGTACTAGCGTATGGTATTTTGCAAATCGTTACTCCACTCAAAGATGATGTTGAAGTGTAGTAACTATAAAGTTTATCAACTGCGTTACTGTAAGTATTATACTTTACAGCAAAACGAGATTCTGCTGTAATTCCAAAAGCCGATGATTTATCTATAGTCACCTGACCACTAAATGACGCAGTGGAACCCTGTAAAGATCCCGCAAGAGTCATTCCACCAGAAGCACTAATCCCCGCAGTGAATCTTGTGAGTGCGCTGAAGGTTCCTCCTGCTGCGCTGATTCCTGCGTTAAACGAGTTCAGCGCGGTGAATGTGTTTGCACCGAGAGATGCGCCTGTCACGGCACCAGTGTTGCCGTTGAATGACTGTACACCTATATTGGTGATGGTTACTGATCCTGTTGCGCCAGAAACGGATATACCTGTTCCTGCCACGGCAGCAGAGACACCCTGAACTGCACCAGTGCGTCCGTTGAATGATGTGACTGCACTGGTTGCAGCCGTTGAACCATTCACAGCACCCATCAACTGTGAAGTGAGTGCAAGTGTTCCGCTTGCGTCTGGCAGATATATGGTTCTGTCTGCTGATGCATTTCCCAAGAGAGTGTTGCTGTAGTAGAAACTCTCGTCATAATTCACGAACTTCAAGCCAGATGAGTAGGCAGACTGAACGCCTTCCCATCCTCTGTTTACATCAACTATTCCTGTTGCAGAATTGAGAGAAAGGTTGGTTGTTGTTAGCGGAGAGAGTGTAATGGAGTTCGCTACAAGAGCAGTACCAGTGGTAATGCCTTTCAATGTGACCGTTCCACCCTTTGATGTCACCGATATGCTGCTGCTGTTGGTAATCGTGCCTGTTGTGATTCCCGTTGCGGTCAGTCCACTGCTGAATGTCTGAAGAGCGGTAAATGTGTTTGCCTGTGCAGCACAGACACCACCCACAGCACCAGTGCGTCCGTTGAACGAAGTAACAATATTGGGTGCGGAGATGTTTCCGCTAAAGGTTGCTCCTGCCGCGCAAACACCCGCAGACACATTCAGCGTTCCCGTGACTGTAGCCAAGCCACCGCTTGGAAGCAGGGTGTAGTTGCCGCCACTGCTAACATCCATGTTCACCCAATTGGATGCAGCCCCTGTATAATCGTTGTAGATTAACTGCAAGCCCTTGCCAGTAGGGCTATTAATCTCTACTGCGTAGTCTGCACACATACCAGAAGGACTTCGATTCACACCGAAAAATCCAGAAGTGACTCCTGTTAAGAAAACACCATCACCCCAAGTCATGGTTCTTTTGGAAGGATCTACATTTAAGCACAGAGCATTGTTTTCAGCGGCAATATCACCCATTTGTGATATAATCGGACTCTGTAGGTAATTTCCACCTGCGGCAATAAAGTAGAAGTATGCGCTAGACGGGGTTACTGTGTTGGTTGCTGTAATCTGTGTTGGAGTAATATACAGACGGTCGTTTCCATTGGCAAGAGTGATGCCTTTCAGACCAAGATTTCCTGCTGATGCCTGATACACCAGTGGTGTAGTGGTAGTGTCCGCAAACACAGCGGTGACACCTGTACCACGCGCCATGAGTAGGTACATATTTCCTGTTGCATTGGTTTCGGTTATGTTGATATGACCACTCAAACCCGCTGTGAACTGTGTTAGTGCAGAGAAAGTTCCACCAGCAGCACTAATACCAGCATTGAAACTATTGAGTGCGGTAAATGTGTTTGCCTGTGCAGCACACACTCCACCGACTGCACCAGTCAACCCATTGAACGATGTAACCGCTGTCGTGGCAGCGGTAGATCCGTTGACTGCGCTCATGAGTTGGGATGTGAGTGCAACCGTTCCGCTTGAATTGGGGAGTGTTATGGTTCTATCTGCGGATGTAGTAACATCTGCCTGAAGAGTTGTATAGAATGAACTAGGGAATCCTAGTACCGTGAATTTGAATTTATTATCAGCGAAAGTAACAGGATTGGTTCCGTTTGATTCAAGCGAGCCGATTCTCACAAGAGAAGCAGACAAACCACTCATGAATTGAACAATATTGCCGCTGAATGTTCCCCCAAAAGAACTGATGCCTGCATTGAACGAGTTCAACCCTGTAAAGGTGTTCGCACCAAGAGAAGCACCAGTGACTGCTCCTGTGTTGCCGTTGAATGACTGAACGCCGATGTTCGTAATAGTGACCGCACCTGTAGCACCCGAAACGGAGATTCCTGTTCCTGCCACAGCAGCCGACACACCCTGAACTGCACCCGTGAGTCCGTTGAACGAAGTCACTACAGATGTCGGCAGATCGTAGTAGGTGCTGCCGTCATTGGTGAATGTCCACTTGTCGCTGCTCTCGTTCCACAGCAACTGCACATTTGCCGATGTGCCTCGCTCAATCTCTATGCCAGCGTTCTCACTCGGAGAACCCGTCACATTGGAGTTCAGCGTGATGATGTTGTCTTCGATCAGAACAATTTCGCTTGCGGTAAATGTGACTCCACCGCTGACCGTCAGGTTTCCCGATATATTTGCATTGCCTGTTACATTCAGGTCGCTGGCTGTGATGCCACCGTTTGCATTAACCGCCTTATGAAACTGAATTCCATCGTAACGGAATGATGCCACCGAATCATTGTCAGATGAAACACTAACATTTCCATAAACATCAAAACCAATTGATGACGGGGTAGATCCGCTTCCATTGACTTGAATGGAGAGCGGGTTGTCTGTTGATTGTATGATATATCCTGTGATGCTTATTTGGTCTGCGGTAAGCCCACCACTCAAACTGATTCCATTTGTAAATGATTGTAGTGCAGTGAATGTGTTTGCCTGTGCAGCACACACTCCACCGACCGCACCAGTGAGTCCGTTGAACGATGACACATACTGAGTGATGGTTGCAGCACCTGTGTTTCCGTAGCACAGTCCCCCGATGTAGTTCTTGACCGCCGATGCCGTGGGAGTCTTGTAGGTGATGCCTGCCGCAATGTCCGCGCTCAAGCCGCTGATGGGTGCGCCAACCCACGCCGCAGTGACTCCGTGACCCAAGCCGATATGGAAAGTCTTCAGCGTGGTGTTGAACGCTGGCTCGGCAAGCGTGAGTCCCGACCCTGATGTGGGGTCGTTTTCGCCTCTGCGGAATATGATCGTGGTTCCCATGTACTAGTTTCCTCTGTGTACAGTATTTAGACGAATGTGCCACCGTCTACGAAACCACCAGAAAGACCGCCGTTTATTATTTCCAGTGTTCCGTTCACTAGACTGTCGCCGTTGAGTTCTGTTTTTCCGTTGATCACACTCAGCGCAACAAAACTGGAATTCTCTCCGTTTATTTCAGTGAGTCCCGTTAGGTACAGATTGTCGGTGTCCACTCGGAATTCAGAAATAGAACCCTCTGTTGACACTCTGACCATATCAGACTTCTTCGGATTTGTGCTTCCATCTGCGAATATCGTGAAAGCACCTGTGTTTCCGTCTTGCACACCGATTCGCAACGAGTTGCTGCTGCCAAGGCTTCCCCAACTGGCAAGCAGAACGCCCAGATCTGCACCATTAACGAAACCGTCATTGTTCAGATCTCCTTGCAGTGCATTTGAAATTATACTGATGTTAATCCACGCGGTTGTCCCTGTTGCGGCGTAGTAATCCCAGTAGTAATAAGTTCCTTGGTTTTGCACAAACACCAAGTCGCCAATGCTCGGATTATCTATGGCATCTAAGGCGGCTGTGTTTCCAACGGAACGCAGTAAAGCGTATCCAGAACCGATGCCATATGTGATGGTTCCGCCACCAGAAGAAATTTCAAGTCCTGTTCCCGCTGCCCATGTCACAGCACCTGTAAGTCCATTAGCGGAAGACACGCCTTGAACCGAGCCAGTTCTACCATTGAATGCCGAAACATAATTGTGGAACTGAACTGCGCCAGTCTCTCCGTTCCAACTGGAAACACCTTGAACTGCACCTGTGAGTCCGTTGAAGGAACTCACATAGTCTGTTGGCATTTCTCCTGTCGGACCTGTCGGTCCTTGGATTCCTTGATCACCTGTTGGACCTGTCGGTCCTGTCGGTCCTTGGATTCCTTGATCACCTGTCGGTCCTGTCGGACCTGTCGGTCCTGTCGGACCTGTCGGTCCTGTCGGACCTGTCGGTCCTGTCGGTCCTTGGATTCCTTGGTCACCTGTTGGACCTGTTGGACCTGTTGGACCTGTTGGACCTGTTGGACCTGTTGGACCTGTTGGACCTGTTGGACCTGTCGGTCCTGTCGGACCTGTCGGACCAGTGATGCCTACATTTCCATTGTAGGTTTCCCATGCAGCACCGTTCCACTTCCACGACTTGCCGCCGAGGGAGTAGACTTGATTCGGTGAAGGTGTTGATGGGAAGTCAAGTGGCATTAGACGATCTCAAACCAAGAGAAGTCGGCACAAATCTTTGCGCCATCGTTTATGGGAGTCATGGTGAGTACAATCACATCGCTTACTCCTGTTTGTGTTCTCCCCAACTGAAAGTTGAAATCGTTGACATCAGACACGGAAAACGCTCCGCTGCTACTGATGTATCCGCCGATAATGTCTGTTCCGCCAGACACGGCTGTTGCAGTGGTGTTGGAGTCCACATTTCCGTTGTAGTGCGTAGTCCACGATCCATCTGTCAGGGTAGGATTCAACAGGATTCTGTACTGAACAGTGTCGGGCTTGTTGTTCAAAGTTTCTTGGACAACAGCACTGATGTTGGACGGAACAATCACGCTGTCAAGTCTGTTGGCATTCAGTCTCAAGGCAATAATCGGATACTGCGTTCCTGCTGTTGTCAGAGTCTTGAGTGTTGCACCGTTCTGCGTCACATTGTATCTGCGGCTAAAGCCTTCGTATCCACCTTCACTGATGACGCTTGAACAGATTTGTGTGAGTGTGCTGCCTGCGGCTTGTGCGGTCGTATTTTCTATTTCGTATCGTATAGGCAGCACAGCCGTGGTCATGTATGTGGTGGGGTGGACATTATCGTTGTGGAAAGTATGGGCTACCACAGGCTTTCCGTCCACAAAGAATCCGCAACGCACATCGCCTACGCCCAACCACTCAATGTCTGTCCAAAAGATGTTGCCTTTTGTGACATCAAGCGTTCGACTTGACGCTCCAGTTCCGTTAAACTTGTCGCCGTTCCACTGTGATTGGTTCACGGTGGTTGTGGTTGCCAGTGATCCGCTTGCCAAGCATATGGATAGTGTCAACCCGTCTTGCTGTAGGTAGATTCCGTTGTACGGAGTTCCTGCCGTGGCTCCACCTGTTATTCCGAAATATCCAAGTCGTTGCCGCAGCCCTTCCTTGGGGGTATTCATGGCAAATGTGCTGATAACAAGCAATGACTTTCCAGGTTGATATGGAAACACACGCTTCGTTTCGGTTGTGAGTTTGCTGCCAACGGTTGTACCCACAGATAGTTTCACCGTACTCTCAGTGACCGCATAGGATGCAGTTCCGCCTGTGACTCCAAAAATGTCCCACTTGTCGTTTCTTTGATAGCGGTGCTGGCTGTCAAACAGGGTGAATGGATTCGCAACCTTTAAACGATTGAAAGCGTCCACTGCATTGTCAACGAAACCAACCTTGTTGTTGAACAGGTAACTCATATGATTCTCCACCCGCCTCTGTAAATGAAGTGAACGCCTGCATTATTTAGGTTCAGAACCGCAGATGTCTGATTGTCGATGGTTTCCGATGATCCGCTTGCACCACGCACGGTGATGTACCGATTTGCTGCTCCTGCGTTTCCCGACTCGTCCTTCACCACGACCTCTCTGCCGCTGCCAGGAGCGGGTGGGAGGTATATGGTGGGTGTTCCCGCGTAACTCACGCCGATGTAGTAGTCTTGTGCAGTGGCTTCGTATGTTGCACCCGTCACGGCTGTGGTGGTGTATGCGACAGCACCAAAGAACGGATTCACGGTGGGCTGCACCCACTGGTCGCTGTTTCCGTCATTCACATACACATACTCTTGTCCGTTGTCGGAATCCATCCAACGGGAACCAATCGTGACTCCGAGTGTTGGCGCGTCTTCCTGATAGTAAAAGTTCGTTCCGCCACCGCCACCTGTTGCGCTTATGTTTACCGTGACCTTGCCGCCAACTTTGGTGTACGAAACAGATCCGCCTGTGAAGTCCAGTGTGCGGACATCAGGAGTAACTTTCACGCCGTTCACATGGACAGCCACCTTGCCGCCACCGCCTGTGGACGCAAGCCAGCCCATGTCCTGCGCGGACACCTTGCCACCGCCCATGATCTTCTTCAGGATTTTGTCCAACCGCTCTTCATCAATGGCGATGGACTTCTCCTGCGGATCGTAGACAAGCGGGAACTTGGCGGTTACAACTCCAGACTCGCCAGTGTCTCCCTTATCGCCTTTCGCACCCTTTGCGCCTTTTGCGCCAGTCTTGCCAGCCTTGCCTTCAGCACCGCGTTCACCCTTCTCGCCCCGTTCACCACGCGGACCAACAGCCCCATCACGACCGTTAGCACCCGCAGCACCAGTAGCACCGCGCTCACCACGCAGTCCCTGCGGACCTTGCGGACCGACTGCTCCTGCCTCGCCCCTCTCTCCGCGTTCGCCGCGCTGTCCCCGCTCTCCCGCTTCGCCGCGCTCGCCTTGCGGACCTTGTGTACCGCGTTCACCCGCTTCGCCACGCTCACCTTGCGGACCAGGTTCGCCACGCTCTCCCTGCTGTCCACGCTCACCTGTATCACCCTTCTCACCCTGTTCTCCCTTTTCACCGCGTTCACCCCTTTCACCCTGCGGTCCTTGCGGACCTACATCACCCCTGTCGCCCTGAACGCCTGTGTAGCCACGCGGACCCCGTTCTCCACGCGATCCATCAGCCGTGCGGACAGCCGCAATCTCCTTTAGAACGCCAGCAAGACCTTCACGGAAAGTCTTGAACTGCTCCTCTGTGACAAGGCGGGGTGGAGCGTCTTCTGCTCCCACCTCTTCAAGTATCTCCCCTTGTGGTTCCGCCACCAACTCAAAAATGGAGTCGATCTGCGCGTCCCCCGCATCAATCCGCAGGGGCTTGCCACGGGGATCTATAAAGTAGTTTTCACCCACCCCACCAAGAATCAGGGTGTTTGGATCATGGCAGTCCTCGCTCTCCACCAGCATGAACTGATCGCCCACAGAGTACGCGGAACCACGGATTTCGCGCACTAAACGAAATACGGAACCCGACACAAACTGACCACTTGAAATGGCAGCAGTTCGGCGTGGCTCTGTGGGCTTGGTGGAATCCGTAAAGTAGGTCATCCCTGTATTTAGCCTTCAGGGACGGGTGCTTTCTGCGTCAAAGCCGCCCAAGAATGGGGGAAAAGCGGTGCGATGATATCACCGAATGCCGCTGCATACTGCTGGCATTCCCATTGTGCATGGGGATCGCTGCGCTGTGCGTACACCCGCGCAAACGCTGCCAGAGAACCCGTCCACCACCATTCGGTGTAGGTTCCCTGTGGCAGGACAGCCCGTGCCTGTTCAGGAGCCACGCCCAACTTCAGGAGTTGTTCGTAGGAGAACAGTGCTTCCCGCACACACATTTCGTAGTGGCGGCTCACGGTGTTGTAGGCATCGTCTATGGGCATGAAGTCTTCAGACCCCTGCTTTGCACCGTTCGTGGGCTTGCCGCGCCAATGTGGAAAATACACGGTCGGCGGATCACTCACATAGCGGCGGCTGACTTCGTTCTCGGTGAATCCAACCTTGTGCTTGAAGAGTTGGGTGCGAATGAAGATGGGAGCCTTGATCCGCAGGGTGATCTGTGGATGCGCGAACGGAGTCCAGTGCTTGTGCTTTGCAAGATACCCGATGAGTTTCTTGTCCTTGTCGGAAAGTGTACGAGGATTGTAGCCTCGCCAATCAGGTTCGGATTCCCAATCGCTCTCCTTGTTGAATGAAACACGCGCAGAGTTCACCACGGTCAGGTCATTGCCCATGTGGTCAACATACTGCACGAATCCGTTGTCCAACACCTTGATATTCTCGTTTTTCATCGCACTCTCCATTGTGAAAACCGTGCCAGTGCAGTCAGACCGCTGCACGAACACTCGTCAATGATGGCTTGAACCTCTTCGGGAGATCGTCCTGCAAGCACCATGTCGTTGATGTCCTTTTCTCCGATGCTGCTGTTCCACACACAGACGGTATAGCCGCTACGGATCGCGTCTTCCATCTTGTGTACAATCTCGGGATTGCGTGGTTCGTTGTCATATACAACAACGCAATCGCGGAAAAGTTTAGTGGCGTGAGCGAGTTCGCTGCCAGCAAGAGCAATAGAGTTACGAAGAAATACAGAGTCAATCGGACCTTCAACGGCGTACACCTTCTTTGAATAATCCAACCGATCTTCGCCGTAGACCGCTCGTCCGTCCTTGGTGAACTTCACGGTAATATATCGGATTGAATTTTTGGAACCGCTCAAGCAGCGTCCTTGCGCCGCGAGGAGTTCCCCTGCTTTGTTCACGAATGGTATGACGATACGCTCGTCATTCGGAACGGTAGTGTATGTAGAGTCGATGGATCGCACCCAATCACCAAACGCTTTTGAAAAATAGAAGCGGTCGGTATGGGGAACCTTGCGCGATTCCAAATATTGCCGTGCAGGGTGTGTTTCAGGTAGCGTGGACACGGGAGGAAGCCGTATCTGTGCCTTTGGAAGGACTACAGCAGCCTCCACAGGCTTCACATAGTTGCTCTTGCCGTTCTCACCGTTCCGCCACCGCTCAAGCGCGTATTCCTGTGCCAGAGCAGGAGCCACGGTTTCCAAAAATCGGTACACAGAATGTCCCGCACCGCAGTTGTGACATTTGAAAAAATAGTCGTTCTTCTTGGGGAAGAAGAAGCCACGCGCCTTGCTCTTGCTGCGCTGTGAGTCTCCGCAGAGAGGACAACGGCAATTTGCAAGTGATTGGGTCTTCCACTTGAATCGCTCAAGTTGGGGAGACACCATATTGATGTATTTCTTGTCAATGTAGGTGGACATTACGGTTTGAATTGCTCTCGCTTGAAGTCGGAATCGTACATCATCTTTGCAAGCGAGATCATATCATGCCGTGGCTCCCACTTCAAGACCCGCTTGGCTTTTTCAGGATTTCCGAGCAGATACGGAACCTCATTCGGGCGGAACAGGCGAGGATCAATCTCAACATATTTGCAATAATCGCCTAGTCCTGCGTAGTCAAACACGACTTCCAAAAATTCACGAACCGTGTGGGTACGATTGGTGGCAATCACATAGTCATCGGGGCGTGGCTGTTGAAGCATGAGCCACATGGCTTCCACATAGTCTCCCGCAAATCCCCAATCGCGCTTCGCATCAAGACTGCCAAGGAACAGTTTGTGCTGCTTTCCCTGTGCAATTCGTGCAGCAGCCATCGTGATCTTGCGGGTCACGAATGTCTCGCCACGGCGCGGACTTTCGTGATTGAACAGAATGCCTGTACTTGCATGAAGTCCGTAGGCATTTCGGTAAACGCGAGTCATGTGGTGGGCGTGGAGTTTGGCTACCGCATACGGAGATACAGGGGTCATGCGGCTAGTTTCCGTGTAGCCCGTAGTTCCGTAATCGGTAGAGTCGCCATACATTTCGGAGGACGAAGCCTGATAGAAACGGGTCTGCGGAGACACCGAACGAATGGCTTCAAGAATCTTCAGCGTTCCTCCAGCAATTCCTTCACTGGTATATTCAGGAATATCAAACGAAACAGCGACATGGGACTGTGCCGCAAGATTGTACACCTCATCGGGCTTGTACTTCACCAATAAATTAGTCATGGCTCCACCATCAGATAGGTCGTAGTAGCACATCTTGAACTGCGAGTTCGTGATTTCGCCGTTGTAGATGTGATCCACGCGCTCGGTGTTGATGAGCGAGGTTCGCCGCTTGAGTCCCACCACAAAGTAACCCTTTGAGATGAGGAGATCCGCAAGGTAAGATCCGTCTTGTCCGTTTACGCCTGTAATGATTGCTGTTTTCATTTTAAATGCTCCAATCGCTAGTGTCACACTTCTTGCCGAACTTCGCCGTGAAGTCCTTTGCGCCGTATCCCGATCCGTATCCGTCCTCTTCACCTTTTTGGATGTTCGCATCCATCAGGTCTTCCGAAACG